CCTCGGCCACCACCGACGCTTGCGCGTCCGCCAACCGCGCGTTCAACTTTCGCAGCCAATCGCCGCCGGTCAGGTCGGCCTCGGTTGCGCCCAATGCTTCGAGACGCTTGCGCGTGTTTCCGAGCGACTTAGGCGTGAGGAACAGATTCGTGCTGCCCTGCGAGTCGTCGGCGAATCGCACTACGACCTCAAGCGCCTGCGTGCCGTTCTGGCCAAGTTCGATCTTCCGTAGTCCGACGATGCGGACGTCGTACCAGGTTTTGTCCTGTAAATTCTTGGCAATCATTCAGCAGTCCCCTTGATCTCGGCCAATTTGTCGGCGAGGACGGTGGCGGCGCCCATGCGGGATTCGGTCTCGGTCACGACGTCCTCAATCGGCACCTCGCCAGGCGCAAGCACGCTGACGTAGTCGGTGACTTCGGGACAGTAGAACTTCTGAAGACGACCAAGAGCCCGCCAGTAGTACATGGACTCCGGGTCCTCCATGTAGGTGTCCTTCTTGTCTTTTTTCATCCGCTTGGCGTCTTCCTCGTTGAACGACGCCGTGGCCGGCTTATCGCCATCCATGACCACCGTGCCGCCCTTCGTCAGCCTCAGCACGCACCCCTTCGTGTCGCGCTGGACAAACTGCCAGCCGTAACCGTGCCGGCGCATCAGCAACTCGATTACCGTCCCCATCATGGCCGGTACGCCGTTGATGAAATAGATACCCCGCGCCGCCTGAAACTCCGTCAGTCCGAGGTCGCGACCGAACCGAATGCGCATGGCAATGTCGGCGGGATCCACCTTCTTCCCAGCGGCCGTGCCACGAGCGTACAACAGCCCGCTGGTGAAGTCGGTCTTCATCTGGACGGCATTGGCGCGGGCCGCGCTGCCGACCTCACTGGCCGCGATGATGTCGTTCAGGAACGACGATATCTGGCCCGGTTGCTCCTGCGGCGCTGGCGCTGGCGTGGCCGCTTGTTGGATCTTTTCTGTCAATGGACTCATATGATTCTCCTCTTCCCCGTCACGCCGGGAACACGCGAAACGGACGGCTGACGCTCGGCTTGATCACCTGCGCGTAGATGTCCGGAAACCGTTTCTTGAGCGCAGCGGCATCCACCAGCTGCGAAGTTTGCGGCTTGAACGAGATGCGGTACCCCGGAGCCACCCCTCCCGGCGCGTCCCCGATCAGCGCCGCTGCGTCGGCCTTCAACTGCTCCATGGCATTTTCTGCCTCGTCGCGCACGTCGCGCAAAGCGAGGTACTCAGCGGCGATGCTGCCAAGGCCCGCGATGGTCTCGGCGTCCTCGTCCACGTCGACCCGGTCCAATAAGGCGGCGCCTTGACAGCTATGCCGGTACTCGCACTTGCCACACCGCTTATCTGATACCGGCAGACGGTCCGGTTCCCCGCAGCCGCCGACCATGGCCCAGAACTGCACCGCCATCTCGCGGACGAGTTCGTAAGCCGAAGGATCGAACGACACCTCAAAGGTCTCAAACCGCCAGTTCGACGGCTCCAACACCGCGAACGCACCCCACCGATACCCACTCAGGCCCATATACCACTGGATCTGAAGCTGGTACGACAGGGGAAGGCCCTCACGCAGGAACGCCCGGAACGCGCGTTCGTTGGCCGTCTTGCATTCGAGAACGCCGGGCCCGCGTTCGTCGCCGACAATCATGCGATCCATCGCCCCGGCCTCCCAGTCCTGCTCGCCGAACCGCGAGCCGGTGCGCCGGACCTTCCGGCCCGTGCGCTCCTGGTACTCCTCGACGATCAACGGCTCCAGCTTGGTGCCGCGGATCAGGTGTCCGCGAAACTCGACCTCGTAGTCGGGCTCCACGCCGCGCTTCTGGTACCACAGCTTGCGGGCGCAGCCGTAGGGCGGGGCGTTGACGATGTGGCCTAGGTCGCTGCCGCCGATGAATCGTGTTCTGTCCATGGCAGTCTACCGCCTGCGCGGGACCTCGATTTTCGGAAATGGCTCGCTGATCGGCGGCTCAAGTGACCACTTAAGAACTCTGAGCGGCCGGCCCTGAATAAACGCATTCCACGCTTTAATTACGAGCGCGGCAATATAAACGTTATCCAGTCTTGCACGCCGCGATGCCCTGTTTTCCTGCAACCGCTTGCGCAATAGCAGAACCGCGCTTCCTTCGCTCAAATTAATACCCGACCCTACGGCATCGAAAAACGATTCCGCCATCGCCGGGTCCAGCGAGTCAAATTGGTAAAACAGAAACGCTGCAAGCGCTTGGCTCATTAACGATTTCACTCGCTCACCCGTCCTGCACGCAAGCTGCAATCTCTCGTTGTCTGCCACGAAGCTAATAATTTCCGCGTTGCTCGGATGCAGGGCCGACGATTGGATTTTGTCGACGCCGTGCTTTGCGTGAACAATGCAGTAGCGCGCCGCCGCGCAGGCCAATGATGCGTAAGGAATCCCGCGCATTTGCGCGACATGGGACGCCAGCCGCGCTAAGCCAGTGTCCAGCACTTCGACTGACTCCGGGTCAACGCCGCGAACCACGATCGTCTGAAATGCCACCTTCGCGTTCATGCACGCGACAATCCGATGGTGCCCGTCAGTCAATTGGCCATTTGAATCAATGATAATTCCCTGGCCGCCTAACTTCCATCGGCCGGAAAGCATATCGTTGGCATATTTTTGAATCGCCACCTTGCTCAGCCTTCTGTTCGATTCGTTGCGCCGCTCCCAGATCTGCGCTGCGTATTCAGGTGAAATTGTCTCTACAGTTGTTGTAATCATGTTGATCTCCATCTAATCGGTTTCAGTTGCCCCCGGCTGCTCAACCGGGGGCTCGGTAGTCGGGTAAGTTACCGGTTCGTTCGTGTGTTTTTCGTCCGGTTCCTCCTTGGTGAGATACCGCTCAGAGAGCGGCTGGCAGTGACGCCAGATGACCGGCCAGCGGAATCCACGCCGCCTCTCGTCCGGGTATACCCTTTTGAGATCTGGCCGGCCACCTCGCGCCACTGGCGCTCCTGCTCTGCCTTGGCCGCGCCTACCTTGATGTAGTGCTCGATCATGGCCTTTGCTGTATCGAATGAATCCATATCGTCCTCCAGACAAAAATCGGCCGCCCACCTGTGAAGACAGGCGGCCATGCTCAACCCAAGGAGTGCGCCCTTGCGGGCCCCGTAGGCCTGTCGGCCTCACCGAACGCCGCGAGCGGCGCTCAGTGCGAGAGACAGGTGTAAATGTAAACCGCAAGCGCCCAGTTAAGCGCCAGCGATAAACCAAGACCGACAATTAGCGCGTCTTTCCCGCGCCGCTCGCGCTCTATGCGCTTGCGGAACACCTCGTAGCTGATCATGACTGGTAAGCCTCCAGCCATGCCTCGGCGAGCAGGTAAATCGCCGCACAGGCGCGAACGGCGGGGTGGCCGAAGTCGGTCAGCAACATCGCGGCGGTCATCAACGTGACCACGATGTGCAGGATGGTGAGGGCGGTGGAGGGTGTCATTGCGCGGCCTCCACGAACCTGGAGCCCGACGCGATCCGCAAATCGGCGAGTATCTGCTCTGCCGCCTCACACTCCATCCCCTCGGTGACGCATTCGCCACCGACCCAAACCAGCCCGTCGCGAAATTCAACGGCCGCGCCGTCCAGTGTGCCGATGCTCACGCCCGCACCTCGTCCAGCGCCGGGACCGACGCGCCCAGCGCCTTCAGAACGATGAGCCGCGCCATGGCGGTCGGGGTCAGCCCGAGCGCGCGGCCAGCAGCGATTAGCTTGCCGTGCGCCTCAGGGCTCAACGATATTGCAATGTTTCGTTTCTCCATGCTTAATTTTTAGCATGAAAAACTTACGGATTGCAATGGTTTTGTATATTAAAACAGTTTAACCCTACTGCGCCAACGCCGCCTCGGCCAGCGCCTTCCGCTTCGCTTCGATAGCCGCCATCTGTTGCCGCAACGCGAGGATGTCGGCCTGTAGAGCCTTCGACGGGAACTGCTGCGCCAGCGAAAGCGCCTGGTTCACGATCATGTGCCGCACGGCGTCGGCTACGCTGTCGTACTTCGGCTTGCACTCCTGCCCGGCGGGCTTCCCCGGCTTTACGATGTTGCCGTCCGCGTCCTTCTCGGCAGGTACCTCAGGCACGGTCTTGCATTCGGTCTGCGTGGCCATCCACTGAGACAGCGTGTCGATACCAGCCGCAGCGGGCGCACCGCTAATGGACTCGACCAGCTTCGTGCCGTTAGACAACGTGATTGTGATCTCGACCTTCGACTGGTCCTGCCCGAAGGAAGCGGCGGCAGCGAGGATGAGGGCGATTAAAAGTTTCATGTGAAAGGCTCCTGGTCAGGTAGCGGCGCTGTCGCGAGGGATCAGCGCCGCTGCTGGTTGCGGTTAGAGCTGGATGCCGAAAAACGCAGCCAGCTCGATGATGATGATGATAATCGGGTCCATGGAACTAGTATAAAGCCGTCCATGCGTAAGCATTCGCGGCGTCTTTCCGGCACACCCGGAACGTGTCAGCCACCCCCGCCCCGCCCTGCACCATCACGACCTGCCCGCGCAGTGTGGCATCGCAGGTGCCTTCGGTGCCGTTGGCCCAGGTGTAGATGCGGGCGAGGATGGTTCCGTTGCTGTTGGCGGAACCGTCTCCGACTTGGAGGGTGTTCGCCGAGGCGCGGGAGAGGGAGAGGTCTTTGGTGCCGCCTTGCGAGGCGATGCTGGCAAACCGATAAATGCCGCCGCTCCCAACGTCAACATTCACGCCGTTCTGATAGAACGTGTTGGTGAGGTTGAAAAATTCCTGCGCGGCGAATCCGCCGCCAGCATTGACTCGGGCCACCTCGGTCCCACCGCTGTTCTGCCAAGTCGTGAGGTTATTCCCCCCCTGCCCCCCCCCCGCCCGGACGTCGAGGGCGGTGG